CTACAAAAATATTGAGATTTGTGCTGTTCGTGACGGTTATAACGTTGTGGTGTTGGATCCCGGGTGGTTCAGCTACATTAATTGCCCTGGCTACAACGAAGTCAAGATTGCCTATCCGCGGAACTTGGGCAAGAAGATTGAGGAGATATCTCCGGATTATATCCATATCGCCACAGAGGGTCCTCTTGGTCTGTGGGCTAGAGCATATCTATCATTGGCTGGTATTCCTCACAATACCGCTTATCACACTAAGTTTCCTGAAGGGCTCAGAAAGCTATTTGGAATACCTGAGTCTGTCACTTGGCGGTTTGTACGCTGGTTTCATAAGCATAGTGGCAAAGTTCTAACTACTACAGATTCAATGGTTGCTGAACTAAAAGCACACGGATTTAGTGGCGAAGTTATTCCGTGGACACGTGGTGTTGATCGTGAAATATTCTATCCAAGAGAACAACGTAGAAATAGTGGGCTAACATTAGTCTGTGTTGCCCGTGTAAGTAAAGAAAAGAATTTGGAAGATTTCTTTGAATTAGATTATCCCGGCTCTAAAAAGATCATGGTGGGTGATGGTCCTATGTTGGATACTTACAAAAAGAAATATCCTAACGTAGAGTTTGTAGGGTTTCAGACAGGCGCAGAGCTAGCACTTTATTACAATATGGCTGATGTGTTTGTATTCCCTAGTCGTTGGGAAACATTTGGTATTGTTATGATAGAAGCGATGGCCTGTGGAACTCCTGTAGCCGCATATCCTTGCCAAGGTCCAGAAGATGTCATTGAACAAGGTGTAACAGGTTTTATGAACGAAAGCCTTGATGATGCAATTACAGGATGTTTGCAATTAACTCGTGATCGAGTATATGAAGGCAGTAAACGCTGGACCTGGGAGCGTGCCTGGGAAATTTTTCGCGATAATCTAGTAGAAAAATCGGACACAAGATAAGGTGATCACTGGAACCCGTAACCAGTACTAAAGGACCCTAAGGTCCTTTTTTTAATATCTCTTTAATGCTTCTTTTAATCCTATCCTAGGATAATCATAATCAGCCCAACGATTCCAAGCACCTGTATAATGCTTGTCACCTTGACCTTTTACAATTACTTCACGGTCTAGGTTGTGTACTTCACAGAAGTATTTGACTAAGTCGCTCATCAAATATTTTTCTGGGTACACTAGGTTAACACACTTGTGACGTAACTCGCCAGCAATGGCCAAGTCAAACATTGGTAGCGTGTCTTCTAAATAAACAAAATCAAACCTACGGTCTGCGTCAATAGTAAAAGGACCTGTACCGCTTTTTAATTTTTTAAAGATACGAACATCTGATTCGTCTTCATGGAACATGCCAAATAATCGTAAGTTGACCCAATCATCAGTTCCACGCACGATACGACTAACGACATTTTTACCCATGCCGTAACTAGCTTGTGGAAATACATGCTCGATTTCATGTTCGTGTACTAGATTAATATTTTGGTTAACATGATCAAATTCATACCCGCTAGCAACATTAACTAGTCGTTTGAACTTGTCTCTGTTGCTGTATAGGTTACGAATCATAATAACGTTTTCTCCGCTGATCGTTAGATCTTGCCCAGACATATTAGTTCGTCCGGCAACTGCACAATGAACAACAACATCAATATTGTTGTCATCAAAGAATTTGTCTACCTGTACAGAATCTGCTAAATTTAGTTCGGAACGGACAGGATGTAATACTTCATGTCCATTGCTTTTAAAATGTTCTACTAGTTTGGAACCTACAAATCCTGCACTACCTGTGACAAATATCTTCATCTAATCACCATTTGCATGAACTGAGGGATCATTGCCAAACGTAATTGCATAGGAGTACCTGGCCAATGTAACAAGAAATCGCCTGGTTGCCATTGACCATCGTAGCCTAAGTAGTCATGTGTGCCTGTAATATAGTGCTGTGGATAAACTTCACGGTATAGATAGCTGTTCATATGACGCTGTGGTACAAACTTCCACAGGTGACGGTATTCAGCAATAGTGTCAATAAGAGCCTGTTGCTCCCAAGTTCCACTAGGATGATTATTATACTTTGGTGCTAGATCGCAAATGTGTTTCCAATAGGCACGAGCCTCTGGACTGTTTCTAATAACATAGCTATCTGCATTGATGTTCAAACGATCCGTTGCCATAACAATGTGATAGTCTTCATCAATAAATGTTTCTAGGGGAATGTTGAAGTTAGTAATAATACTGTCTGCACCTGCCCAATAGAACCATTCGTGTTCTGGATGCTCTTCCATTAATTGCAATTGAAAGAAAATCTTTTCATAGCTTGGATGCCATTGCATTGTGCTTTCTGTACGAACATACGTGTCGTAGCCGTGTTTCTGTGCGTACTGTAATTTGTTGCCTTCCCAAGTCATATCACTCATTTGTTTGATGTGATGCGTATGGATAGCTGTCATTGCGATTTTACTGGCCATTTTGTCCTCTTAGAATTTTGTTGCGTCTGCCCAAGACTTTTGAGCTTTATCTTTGTCGCTGATAGTAATTTGGTTTAAGTTTACACCCCAGCGGTCATAATCAATGTGTATAGCAGGGTCGTCAAATGCTAGACCATGCTCGTTTGCACCGTCAAAGAAGTTATCTTGCTGATAGTGAACGATTACATTGTCTGTAAGTGTTACATATCCGTGATAGAATCCACGTGGTACATAAATTAGTTCTGGTTGTCCTTCGGTAAGATGAACTGCTTCCCATTGTCCAAATGTTTCGGATTCCTGACGTGCGTCTACAAATACATCTAGCACTTCTCCTTTGATTACCTGTAGCATTTTTGCCACAGCACCTGTACCGCCCTGAGCATGAAGTCCACGTACTGTGAATGCCTTCTCTGTCCAGACTACGTTACTTTGTACAAATGGTAGGATGATTCCTGTTTCTTGTTGCCACTTCTCACTCCAGCATTCGCTGAACCAGCCTCGGTTGTCAGCAAAACGTTTAAAGCCGATGAGCTTGGCGCCTGTTGATAGTTGTGTTATGTTCATATGCCCTCTTTGTTATATTTACGACTGCTCAGTTTGACAGCCTACGTTCTTGAACTTATACTAAGTATTGTAGCATAGATGTTGTTATTTTGCAACGGCTCAAAATCACCATATTATATAGGGGTTGACAGCCGGGATAAATAAGTACATAATAGCAAACTACGTTAGCTAAGAAAGACCTTTTACTTTAGTCAAGTATTAAAGATAGGGGTTGACAAGCAGATGTAGTGGTGTTACACTAGTAGCATGAGTTAGAAATTGCCAGTAAGCAGTTAGGCGTTGTAAAAATACAACAAAATAAATGCAGAAAGTAGTTGACAACTCCAACAAAAGGACATACAATATGTACATACGCTGTAAAAAGCAATGTGCAAATTTTTAAAGGTAAATGAGAGAAAACAAAATGCGTTCAGTTAATAGACAACATTTTAATACGATAGCCAAACAGGCGGTGCAGATGCACGGCGGTTGGTTAGCGATTAATAGTCTATCATCAGATCGCACACCGGAGGGGATTTATCCTCCAGGGCTTATTAGGGAAGGTTGGGATGGTTAAGTAAAATTAACTAAACCGTACTAAAACTAACAAGCCCTAGGATTAAAAACCCTGGGGTTTTTTGTTTTTCGAGTGTTGAATAAGTGCAGTAATGCCCAGGAAACGAGGTCCTGAAAGAACACTATAATAATCTTTAAACGGGCGGCCTACCGGATGGCATTCACTCTTGTGTGAAGAAAATGGTAGCGTATAAAGCAAATTGGTTCCCTCCTACTTTTAACGTAGGATGTGGTTGCATAGCGATACAGTTTGTTTTATACGACACATTCGAAAGAGTGTGTGACAATTATGGAGTAGAAGCATCAATGGTGATGCAGTGGACTGTAAATCCGCCAGCTTACGCTACGCCTGGTTCGATCCCAGGATACTCCACCACTTATGCCCCGTTCGTCTAATGGTAGGGCCGCGTCTTTACACGGCGCAGACGGCAGTTCGATTCTGTCACGGGGTACCAATTTTAGGATGCTAACAGCAAAGTTAAAAACTTTTCTTTTGGTGAAAACAAAAACGCATCCTGTTTTATTATATCGCGTTCGTCTACTGGACAGGACACGTAGGCTTTCAACTTATGGACACGGGTTCGAATCCCGTACGCGATGCCAATATGCCGTTGTAGTCCTCTGGGTAGGGCACCTGATTGTCTATCAGATTTAGGCGGGTTCGATTCCCGTCGACGGCGCCAAATACTAAGACAACACTTAGTAAGATGAGTAGACGGAAACCGACCCATGCGAGAATGCGTGGGCTTTGCGAAAGCAACGATGCGAGAGTAAGTCGGTCCAGTAGGGGTAAGAAAAGTGTTGTTGGCGGAAAACCTGTTGAAGGACAGAAGCTCGTGGGGACAGTAGTTCGTCCTAGGGCGCCGTGTATTCCTTCCTAAATTCTATTCCGAGAAATCCAAGCAAGGTGCAGGGACCTGACTGTTAATCAGTGGTTAGGTGAGTTCGATCCTCACACTCGGAGCCAAACAATTTGGGGGCAGTAGTGGGCTACGGTGTTGCCTTGCAAGCATCATGACTAGAAGGATTCGATTTCCTCGGCCTCCACCAAGTTTATGCGTGGTTAGTTTAATGGTAAAATAGAACGTTGCCAACGTTTTGTCAAGAGTTCGATTCTCTTACCCCGCACCAATTTTAATGGTCTCGTCATATAGTGGTTATTATACCGGCCTGTCTAGTCGGATATCGGGGTTCGATTCCCCGCGGGATCGCCAAGTTTTATCTGGGTGTAGGATAATGGTAGTCGACGAGTCTTGGATACTCGAGGCGCAAGTTCGATTCTTGCCTCCCAGACCAATTTTAACCCGCTTTGGTGTAATGGTAGCACACGTATTAAAAGGTTATCCTGTTTAAGGATACAGTCAGCATAATACAAAACTCCATGTCAAGGACGAGATCGTGGTTCGAATCCACGGGGCGGGGCCAAATTATTCCTCTGTAGTTAAATGGTATAACAATCGGCTGATAACCGGTCATTACAAGTTCGATTCTTGTCGGAGGAACCAATACAAGTTATAAGTAAAGTATATTGGCATATAGCTCAGTCGGTAGAGCATTTGACTGTTAATCAAAGGGTCCCTGGTTCGAGCCCAGGTTTGCCAGCCATATATGGGGGTGTAGCTCACCTGGTAGAGCGGTAGCTTTGCAAGCTATAGGTAGCGGGTTCAAGTCCTGTCACCTCCACCAATACTAATGAGAGTATGTAATGTCTATAGATTTAACACAGTTGATTTATCGTAAGCCAAACGCATTGTCAAAAGACGAATGCCAGTTCCTAATTGAGGAACATGCAAGGCTAAACGATAATGATGTGTTAGAACATTGTCCAGATGCCAACACAGGCATTGATACATATTCTACATTTAAACGTGCTTCTTTACAAGAAGGTACAGAAGCGTACAATCTAGTGTTTCGTGCTAATGAGCAGATCATTAACGACTACATGGATTACTTAGATAGTTTTAAAATGTTCCACAGGGACATTAGACACACTATGAATTTTAGTCATATGTTTCGTTTACTAAAGTACGAGCCTGGCACTAAGATTCATCCACACAGCGACCACGTGCCGTTTGTGTATGGTAGCTGTACATTTAACCTAAATGATGACTACACAGGAGGCGACTTTGCATTCTGGAATGGAGCTCATAAAATTAGACTAGGAGTAGGCGAAGGAATGATATTCCCAGCTGATTACTTCTGGGTACACGAAGTAGAAGAAATCAAAACAGGTACAAGGTATGCAACTAACAGTTTCTTACTAAGTGTACCGCAACAAGTTATTGACGGGATTACTAGAATTATGATCAAAGAAGAAGATAATCCCGCATATCAAGCTCTAGTACGTAACACAAGTTACAACATTAGAAACACATAATCTCGGAGTATAGCACAGCCTGGTAGTGCGCTTGGTTTGGGACCATGAGGTCGCAGGTTCGATCCCTGCTACTCCGACCATTTTCAAAACCTGATCTTAGGCAGGCTAAGGCCTAAGAGTCCTATCCCAAGGATCACCTACGCTAGAACGTAGGGCCGATGAGCATCGCAAGCCCTACCACGGGTGCCGATGGACGATAAATTGGGAAGCAGTAGTTAGCAGTGGGAGGCGAAAGCCGAAACTTTTTAATCAAATGGAGAATGACATGAAACGTTCAGGTAAACGTTAGTGTCAACCTAGACCCCGTATTGGTCCTGGTTGGCACATTAAATCACTTTAATTACGACCAACCACTTGTAGCGTTAACGGTAGCGCACTTGACTCTTAATCAATGAGGTGTCGGTTCGAATCCGACCGAGTGGACCAATATGGGGGTATAACTTAGCGGCTAAAGTAGTAGGCTTTTAACCTATTAATCAGGGTTCGATTCCCTGTGCCCCTACCATATGCAAACACATTACCTACTGACAGTGGCGTACCCGCGGAGTCAGTAGTAGTCCTGCAGGCTAGTGTGTTTACATATGGTAATGTAGCATAATGGTAGTGCAACACCTTCATACGGTGCCCAGTGAGAGTTCGACTCCCTCCATTACCACCAGTTTTAGGATAGTCACAGCAAAAATAATTAACTCACTTCTCTTGAAAAGAAAAGGAACGGTTCGACTCCGTAGCCGCAAGGTTTGGTGTAACGGTAGCACTATGTTAAATTCTATCCTGTTTTAATTTGCCCTTGTATCCTTAATGGTAGAGGTTCGCTCTTGTAAGGCGAGTGTATGGGTTCGATTCCTGTCTGGGGCACCAAGTTTTGTAAGTGTTAGCAAGAGAAAGACACTATAGAAGGCTTCTTCGAAGGGCTGACTATAGTAAAGCAACGGGAGGCGCGAATCCTCAGCAAAAACATAAGGGACGTTGGTCAAGTATTCCAAGTAACGTACCGACTACTGTCCGGACTCGTGCAATCAGTTAAATGGTTCCAATAACGTGGTGGAACTACTTACAAATTCAATATACCCGTGTAACTCAGTGGACTAGAGTACTACGCTACGAACGTGGGAGTCGGAGGTTCGAATCCTTCCTCGGGTGCCAGATTTCGAAGATAGACGTAGGGATTGAGTCCCTTGTGCGCTAGTGCCCTATTCTTGAGCATGACACACCAGTAGCAACACAAGGTCCGCTAAACTCTCCCATACGAGACAATCCAGCGAGTCCTTGAGAAAGATAGTTGGGCACTTTGAAAACCTTTTCTATGGTGTTAGTAGTGTAGTGGTAACACACCTGTCTGTGAAACAGGTAACCAGGGTTCGATTCCCGCTTTCACCCCAAATAATTTGCCGCTTTAGCTGATGTGGTCATAGCACCGGTTTGAAGCACCGAGGAACTAGGTTCGATCCCTAGGGGCGGCACCAAATACAATGCCAGCGAGACTTGGAAGTCAGAGAGGTCTTATAAGCCTTTTAGCGCCAGATTAGCGTTCTTGAGAAGGTTCGATCCCTTCCGCTGGTACCAGTTTTAGGATAGTAACAGCAAATTTTATACTCTGAACTTTTAATTCAACCAGTAAAAATCTATCCTGTCTTTTAATGGGTCTTTAGTATAATGGCAGTACTGCGGTCTCCAAAACCGTTAGTGGGAGTTCGAGTCTCTCAGGGCCCGCCAAATCTGTTCCTCCATAGTGTAATGGTAACACAACAGGCTTTGAACTTGTTATCCTTGGTTCGATTCCAAGTGGGGGTGCCAAAATGGTTGACACAAGGTAAAACCTGTGTTACAATATTAACTTAATAAGGAGAACATGATGCCTTGGATTCAAAATTGTGCGGCAGATGACATCCCAAAAGGGTTTCATGTTGCTGTGGGCGATAATGCTATGCTGATCCAGATCTCGGATCCTGGTAGCTGGTTCCCTACACCAAAGCATCAGTTCAAAGAAGTACATCGTTTTGAGTTCCTCGATGTCGAGGAAAATGACCCAGTACTTGAAGAAGAAATGAAATGCAGTCATGAGCAGGCCGCAGAGCTTGTTCGACTGTTACAACACGCATTAGACAACCGTATGGACGTGATTGTTCATTGCTTTGCAGGCATCTGCCGTAGTGGCGCTGTATGCGAAGTTGGTGTTATGTTAGGCTTTCAGGACACTGAACGCTTCCGTAGCCCTAACTTACTTGTAAAGCATCGAATGATGAAGCACTTGGGTTGGACTTATGACGCAGACGAAAAGCCAAACGTAGACGATTGGCGTAAGTTCACAAACGATTTTTAAAATTCCCAACGAGCAAAGGAGAGGATATGACAGCAATAGTCGAAGTTGATAATACTACTGTGATGCAAAAAGTAGTAAACGAAAGCGGTCAAGTGGCTGTTCTATACTCTCCAACATACGGCGCAGGCTGGTATACTTGGAATACGCAATATCCAGATATGATATTTGATCCTAGTGTAGTACACATGGTACTAGACTCTAAGGATGAAAAAGAAATGATGGAACGTGTTACAGTATACGCTTCGCTAAAATGGCCAGAAGCCTACTTAGGCGGTGTAGACGGATTAACTGTGGCTTGGATCCCAGAAGGCAAACAGTTCCGTATTACAGAGTATGACGGTAATGAAAGCATCGATTTGAAAGATAACGATGGCTGGTTTGTAGCTTAACTTAAAAGGAGACAGTATGTCAATGTACAATATGATTTTTGGTATGAATCCAGACGCTGACAAACTGTTGGCTCTGTTAGATGCAACACAAGCTGACTTTGGTCGTTTCCGTAATGTTTACATGGAAGATGGTTACATTGTTGTTCACACTCGTTGTGGTGGTGGCAACCGTGAAGACTACTTTCCGGATTGGGTTACTGACCATCCATGGTACTCACATGATGAGGACGGTGACTTTGACAACACTTACGCAGACATCTACTTCAAGGTGCCTGAAGGTCCAGAGCAAACTTTGGTTGCACTTCACGGATTTGACAAAGGTGCAAATCCTGCTGAACAATGGACAGAGTTGTTTGCCGCATTGGAAGCAATGAAAAAGTAGTACTAGCACGGTGTTAGGCATGCTGGGCCCCAGATGTAATCTCCAGTCACCGTGCTATTTGCCCCTCTGGACAAATTGGTAAAGTCGTCTCTCTCAAAAGGAGAAGTTCTCACAGTTCGAATCTGTGGAGGGGTACCAAAACTAGTTGACAAAGTCTTTAGATAGTGTTATACTATGTTTCGTTCGTTAAAAATCTAAATGACAATTTGCTCGGTTCGTCTATCGGTCTAGGACACCGCCCTTTCACGGCGGGAAGAGGGGTTCGATTCCCCTACCGAGTACCATTATTGATGTCCTCTGTAAGCTCAGAGGCATGTACAAGCGTTATGTAACCAAAACAAACATTCCAGTAAACTCGAGTAAAGCTGGTGAGTTAGGCAAATAGTGCAGTGGGCATCAATAATGGATCTGTTGGGGGTTCGTCAAGTCCGGTTAAGACAGCAGATTTTGATTCTGCCATTCACAGGTTCGAATCCTGTACCCCCTGCCAATTTTGCACATTTTAATAAATACCACTATAATGCCTGGGGAATAAAATGTTACACGTTATAAAAACACAAGATGATCCTTTGATCAAGTTTATCAAAGACGATCCTGTGAGACCGGAAATACCGGCCGAATGGCGTGTGTCAAAGAATAGAGAGGTGCTTACTCTTGTTGATGAAAATAAAAACCCGCTTGCAATGGTGTGTGTTGCATTTTGCGATAACATTCCGAGCTCCGTAGAAGAATTGCTTACTGACGCTATTGCGCCCAACACAGCAATCTTTTATACAATATGGAGCTATGCGGGCGGGGGTGGACGTAGTTTAATTGGAGAAGCAAAGTCTTATATTCAAGATACATACGACCACATCACAAGGTTCGTTACACTAAGTCCAACAACTGAATTAGCTCGACGTTTTCATACAAAGAACGGGGCTAAGGTTTTTAGACAAAACACAGATACAGTTAACTACGAATACGAATAACAATTTGGAAATTTGGGTGAGTGGTTTAAACCAGCAGTCTTGAAAACTGCCGAGTCGAAAGGCTCCGTGAGTTCGAATCTCACAGTTTCCGCCAAACATTAGTTGACGTTAACCGACGTTGACTGTATAATAAAACAATGGAGAGTTGGCCGAGCGGTTAAGGCAACGGTTTGCTAAACCGTCACTGGGTAACCGGTGGATAGGTTCGATTCCTATACTCTCCGCCAAACTTTGTAATCGCTGGTTCGAGGCCAGCCTGTAGATCAAGCCGAGACATTAGCGTAACTAGTGAGCGAAGGCAGTCTACGGTAGTGTAAGAGGTAACACGACAAAATCTTATGCACCGGTGGCAGAGAGGCCCAATGCAACAGATTGCAAATCTGTAAAACCGTCAGTTCAAATCTGACCCGGTGTTCCAGTTAAGGATACGCACAGCAAAGTCATTTATGACACGTTGGTTCGATTCCAACATTTGGCTTCATGCCAGATTCGCTCAGCGGTTGAGCAAAGGCCTCAAAAGCCTTCGTAAAAAACGTATCCTGTTTATCCAAAATGTATTGACATACTACGGTGTATCGTATATACTATATGCATACGTTAAGCAATTAGCGCATGATCAATAGGATGAATACAGCAACTTATACTATAACTGAACTGCCATAATAATCACCGAAAGGTGTTAAAAGGCTAGTGCTTGTTGAATACAAGATAGTGCTCGTGGATACGAGATAGTAGCCAGCATAGAACAAACTGGATAGACTGATGGGACTTGAACCGATATACTGGGGATGGGGATTAGTCGAAAAACTCTTACCGTTCCGCTCATCCTGCTAGTTAATAGGTTATTAACAGCAATTTCAATTTTCAAGCATATCGAAAACAAAACATAACCTGAAAGGAAACACAGACATGAACGCATTTGTTAACGCAGTAGCGAACCAAGAAGCCCGTACCGCAAATGGTATGAAGGCACGTAAGTCAACAGCCAAGGCTACAGTTGACCTATTTTACAACATCGGTGCAAGCCGTGGTAAGAACGTAATTCCTGCTTTTACAGCGGCTTACGTAGAAAACCGCGATGTTGCACTACGTATCGCACAATGGGCACGTGATGTCCGTGGCGGTGCAGGCGAACGTGAATTGTTCCGTTCGATTTTGAAGCACCTAGAAAAGACCGACATCGATGCGGCTTTTGCAATGCTTCGCAAGGTTCCAGAAGTGGGACGTTGGGACGACATCTTTGCGTTTGAAACAGACGCATTGAAGAAGGCCGCATACACTATGCTTGGCGATGCCTTGCGTGAACGTAACGGTCTTGCCGCTAAGTGGACTCCACGTAAGGGCAAGATTGCGGCAGAAATCCGTACATTCTTCGGAATGACTCCAAAGCAATACCGTAAGTCATTGGTAGCAATGACCAAGGTTGTTGAAACACAAATGTGTGCCAACGACTGGGACAACATCAACTTTAGCCATGTGCCATCTGTTGCTTCACGCAACTACAAGAAGGCATTCAACCGTCATTCTGTAAAGTTTGCGGAATATGTAGCTAAGTTGGTAAGTGGTGACAAGACTGTGAAGGTTAACGCTAACGCAATTTTCCCACATGATGTCCTAAAGGGTATCGCTCACAGCTACGCAACGCTGGACAAGACAGAAACAGACCATGTGATCGCACAATGGGATGCTCTGCCAAACTATGTAGGTGACGCAAGTATCCTACCTCTAGTTGACGTATCAGGTTCTATGACTTGCCCAGCAGGTGGTAGTGGCCAAGTACGCTGTCTAGACGTTGCGGTTTCACTAGGTTTGTACCTAGCAGACAAGAACAAGGGTGCGTTCAAGGACACATTCTTGACTTTCTCTAGCAAGCCAGAACTGGTTACTCTAAAGGGTAACATCGTTCAAAAGGTGGACCAAATGAGTCGTAGCAACTGGGAAATGAGCACTAACTTGCATGCCGCTATGGATAAGATCCTAAGCGTTGCAGTTAAGGGCAATGTACCAGCAAGCGACATGCCAGCCATGTTGCTGATCTTGTCAGACATGCAGTTCAACCAATGCGCCCGTTTCGACGACAGCGCAATGGAAATGATCGAACGCAAGTTCGAAGCCGCAGGCTACTCTGTGCCACAGATTGTTTTCTGGAACCTAAAC